TATTGGAATCCTGAAACGGTGATCGTGGAGGCAAAAGCCTCTGGATTGCCATTAACTTATGAGTTGAGAAAAATGGGGATTCCTGTTATAAATTACACTCCTAGCAAAGGACAAGATAAACACGCTAGGGTAAACGCTGTAGCTCCGCTCTTTGAGTCTGGACAAATTTGGGCGCCTGACGAAAAGTTCGCAGAAGAGGTGATAGAAGAATGTGCATCATTTCCATATGGAGATCACGATGACTTGGTGGACAGTACAACACAAGCAATAATGCGTTTTAGACAAGGAGGGTTCGTGGCGCATCCAGAAGATTTAAAAGAGGACTCACTTCCTCGAGTTGAAAGAACTTATTACTAATTATGATTTTAGCAGCACCTTTAGTTATCCCATTTGCAAAAGCCGTCGGTCTATCAGTCGGTACATTAGGTATGGCTGCACTTGCAGATCAAGTTAACGATTACATTCAAGCAAATCCAGAAGAGTCGATGAAAATTTTATCAACGATTATACCAAACGTTGGTATTGGTCAAATCTTTATGAGCAAAGAAGATAAAATATCTTTAGAAGATTTAGAAGACATGACTGACGAAGAAGCACAAGATTTAACAAAAGAAGAAAAAGCAGAATTAATGAAACAAGCTGGTAAAACTAGTGGCAAAAATAAACGTCAGACAATGATAGATATCGCTGGTAAATTAGGATTAGGTGGAGAAGGTAGAGAAAAACAAGATATCGAATACGAAGTTGATGAACGTTATGATGAAGGTGGTGTTGAAGATGCACCTAAACCAAAGTTTGATTATACAAAATTTTTTAGAAGACGAAGAGCGGACGGCGGTGCGATTGGTATAGAAGTTTTATTCGAAGAAAAAAAACCAAGAAAAGATTTTAACCTTGGGGGTTTAACAGGACCTGCAAAAAATATCTATGACACTATGATGGCTGCTGGATATTTTACAGAGGATGAAATTAGAAATGCAATTATTAATGCAGGTTATGAAATACCAGGAGCAACCACTACAACACCTGTTATTAACACAACACCTAATATAATTGGTAGAGATGGAGATGACGGGCCAAGTAATACAGTTCCAAAAGATCCTTTTGCAGGTTTAGGTTTTTCATCAGCAAACTTTGGATTAGGTGTAGATAAAGATGTAATGGATTATGAAGCAGACGCTGCAAAAGTAGGAAGAACTTTTAAAGGTCAACTCGCTAAAGCTTATATGGGTTTAAGATCTTTACCCACACCATTTAATATCGCGAGTAGAGCACTAGGAAACATATCAGATTTTGTAAAAGAACAAGCAGCAAAAAGAGCAGAGGCTCAAGCAAAAGCTGCTGCAGCAGCAGCTGCTCAAATGCAATATGAAAATAGAAGAGATGAAACAGGTGGTTATCAATCAAGTTTTGGACAAGATACAGGTTTTATGGAAGGTAGTGGTACATCTAAAGATATGGGTTCATTTAAGGATGGTGGTCTTGTTTCAATGTTTGTGGAGAAAAAATAATGGATATAAAATACAACGCTGACATAGGAGCTTTTGTTAACACTGCAAACGACGAACCAGTGACACAAGCAGAATTACTAGAATGGGCTGCTGCAAATCCAGAGCCAATTAAAGAAGATAAGAAACCAAACACAGAGATACTTGAAGAAGTAATTGCAACATTTAATAAAACAGGATAGGTTAAGCAAATGGCCACAATAGACAAACCATTACCCAATACAAAAACAACCGTTGAAGTTCCAGGTGAAGTAGAAATTCAAGAAGCGATCAAAGAAAACGTAGAAGAGATTCAAGAAAAAGGCGGACCTGTTGAAATAGAAATGACAGAGGAAGGTGGTGCTGAAGTTTCTTTTGATCCAAAGGTTGCAGCACAAGAAGGCGGGGAAGACCATTTTGAAAATCTTGCAGAATTTTTAGGCGATGAAATTTTAGAACCACTTGGTTCTAAAATGGTAGACCAATACAACGAGTACAAAGAATCTCGTGGTGATTGGGAAGAAACATATAGAAACGGATTAGAACTTTTAGGATTTAAATATGAAAGAAGAACAGAACCTTTTAGAGGTGCGTCTGGCGTCAATCACCCAGTTCTTGCGGAAGCTGTTACGCAGTTTCAAGCGCAAGCTTATAAAGAGTTATTGCCGTCTGATGGACCAGTACGAACTCAAATAATGGGAGACGTTAATGTTCAAAAAGAAGAACAAGCAAAACGTGTAAAAGATTTTATGAATTATCAAATTATGGATCAGATGAAAGAATACGAGCCAGAGTTTGATCAAATGCTTTTCTATCTACCCCTCTCCGGTTCTACCTTTAAGAAAGTTTATTACGATGATCTGCTAGGTAGAGCCGTGTCTAAGTTTGTACCGGCAGAGGATTTAATCGTGCCTTACTCTGCAAACTCATTAGATGATGCAGATGCAGTTGTGCACGTTATAAAAATTTCAGAAAACGAATTAAAAAAACAACAGGTTGCAGGATTTTATAGAGATATAGAATTGGGTTCACCACCTGTAACTGAAAATCAATTACAAGATAAAAAATTAGAACTAGAGGGAATTGCTAAAGATGGTCAAGAGGATCAATATACTTTGTATGAAATACACACGAATTTAGATTTAGAAGGTTATGAAGATATGGGACAAGACGGAGAACCCACAGGAATTAAATTACCTTATGTTGTAACTGTCGCCCAAGCAGGACAAAAAGTTTTATCTATTAGAAGAAATTACAGACAGAACGATCCTTTAAAGAAAAAAATAAATTACTTTGTACAATTTAAATTTTTACCTGGCACAGGATTTTATGGTTTTGGTTTAATCCACATGATCGGTGGATTAACTAGAACTGCAACAGCAGCTTTAAGACAGTTGCTAGATGCAGGAACTTTAGCTAACTTACCAGCCGGTTTTAAATCTAGAGGTATAAGAGTTAGAGATGACGCTCAACCTTTACAACCTGGTGAGTTCAGAGACGTGGACGCTCCTGGTGGAAACATCAGAGATCAGTTTATGACTCTACCCTTTAAAGGTCCAGATGCAACACTTCTACAATTAATGGGAGTTGTTGTATCTGCGGGCCAACGATTCGCGAGCATCGCTGATGCACAAGTGGGTGATATGAATCAAGCCGCTGCCGTCGGTACAACGGTCGCGTTATTGGAGCGTGGATCGCGGGTAATGTCAGCTATACACAAAAGATTATATGTCGGTCTTAAACAAGAATTTAAATTATTAGCAGAAGTATTTAAAACATACTTACCACCTGTTTATCCATACGATGTACCAGGTGCAACAAGAGAAATTAAAATGCAAGATTTTGATGATCGAGTAGATATATTACCTGTGGCAGATCCTAATATCTTTTCACAGACGCAAAGAATATCGTTAGCTCAATCTCAATTACAACTGGCGCAATCAAATCCTCGTATACATAATTTATATCAAGCATATAGATCTATGTATGATGCGCTGGGGGTGAAAAATGTAAATGCAATCCTACCACCACCTACACCACCAGCACCAATGGATCCGGCATTAGAACATATTATGGCAATGTCAGCAAAACCGTTCCAAGCTTTTCCTGGACAAGATCACAAAGCTCACATTGATGCGCATTTAAATTTTATGAGATTAAATCAAACACAAAATAACCCTGCAGCGATGGCAGCTTTACAAAAAAATATTTTAGAACACATTAGTTTAATGGCACAAGAACAAGTACAATTAGAATTTGTCGAAGAATTACAAGAAGCACAAATGATTCAACAACAAATGCAAGCAATGGGAGCACAAAATCCTGCAATGGCAGCTGGTATGATGCAAAATCCACAGATGATGCAGTCACAACAACGTCTACAACAAATTACTAACGCGATAGAATCACGAAAAGCGAAGTTAATTGCAGAAATGCAGGAAGATTTTGCTAAAGAAGAAGAAAAAATTATGGGTGAGTTTGGTGGCGATCCATTATTAAGACTAAAAGGTAGAGAAATTGACCTTCGAGCACAAGAAAATCAGAGAAAAGAGGAAGAAGGACAAGAAAGATTAGATCTTGATAAGATGAGAGCGATGATGAACCAAGATATTCAAGAACAAAAGCTTCAACAGAAT